ATAGCCTCGCCAGCAATAATCGCATTGATGAGGTCAACGCTGTGACCCATTGCTGTGTAGTGTTGTGCGATTTGTTCTGCTGTTAGTTCGTCCATTTTAATACTCCTTGTAAATTAGGACTCAAGTGCGGCTATACGATCCTCAAGTGCATCGTTCTTTGCCGAAAGGTCTTTAACGGCATTTAGCATATGCCAGAACAAGCTGTCTGTATCCACTGATTTAACACCAGTGCTTTCTGTCTTTACACATTCTGGACAAATAGCTTCAAGTTCTTGTGCAATAACACCAAGCTGTACGCCTGAGATATCAATGGTGTTAATTGGGTCTAGTTCGGTAACTTCTTCAGCGGTGCGATATTCAAAGTTGCGAACTTGAATTGCGTTGATTTTATTCAAGCCCTCATCGTTATCAACAATGTTTTTCTTTAGGCGTTCATCTGAAGTTGTTGACCAAGTAGATGAGTTGTTGCCTTGATAAACACCGCCGCCAGCAGGACTGATAAATCCTGTGCTATTACCTTTGCCAGTTTTGTCATACCCTATAACAATTTGATGAGTGCCAGCAGACGCACTTGGCCTACAATACTGACCAAGCATTACATTATAGCTGCCTGTTGTTATGGGGTTTATATAAGCACCTGCATACTGCCCAATACATATATTCTGGCTACCTGTAGTAACAGTGCCACCAGCATAATGTCCAAGAGCATCAAGGCCATCTCCAGTTGTTAGACCTGACCCAGCTAAATGCCCCAAAACTGCGCTGGCATTGCCGGTTGTATTATTAACACCAGCCTGATAGCCAACAAAAACCGCAGAGTGTCCTGTTGAAAAGTTTGTGCCACAATACGCCCCTACAAATGTATTTTGACTGGCGGTTGCGTAGTGGCCTGCTCTGTATCCAATAGCAGTGTTGAGATTGTCGCCGGTGTTGGTGGCAAGAGCACGAAAACCCACAGCAGTGTTTTCAGAGCCGGTAGTATTGGCATAAAGTGCTTGCCACCCAAACGCATTATTGTCGTTTCCTGTGGTGTTTGAGTACAAAGCCTGATAGCCAGTAGCAACCACATTGCCGCCTGTGGTATTGGAGAGTAGTGTATTATGTCCAATCGCAGTATTGCTAGACGCAGTGTTTGCGTCCAAAGCACCAGTTCCAATACCTATGTTATTATCGCCTGTGGAATTAAGGCGCAATGCAGATATGCCCAACCCCACGTTGTTGGAACCAGTAGTGTTTGCATTTAAAGCACTAACACCAACTGCAACAAGGTTTACCCCTGTCGTATTAGAGTAAGCCGCCTGATAACCCACGGCAGTGTTGCTGCTGGCGGTGGTGTTGTTTTCTAAAGCAGAACGACCCACAGCCACATTGCTGGAACCAGATGTGTTATCGTACAGAGCGTACTGCCCAAAGGCAGAGTTTTCATTGCCAGTGCTGTTTACTAATAGTGCTGTATATCCAGTAGCAGTATTACCTTGACCACTCGTATTAGCGGTTAATGCACTTGAACCTACGGCTGTGTTGTAACTACCAGACAAGCTACCATCATCCAGCGCAGCATCACCCAACGCCACGTTGTTCGTGCCAACAGGATAGTTACCATCCAGCTTGATTGTGCCGCCGTCTACATCGAGGGTCTTATGCTGGTCTGCAAGTTCTCTTGCTCTAGTCATTTACTATTCCCCTTCAGCCGGAGCCATCTCAGCAGCTTGTGCCGCCAGATGTGCTGCATAGGCATCCTTCACAGCCTGTGTGTGTACCGCTGCACAGATAGCTTGTACCTCTGTGCTTTCGTTAGCTAGGTCAGTAGCCGAAATGTCAGGTGCTACAACGTGCCGTGAGAACGCACGGCTAATTTCAACGCCATCACGCTTGATAACCGTTGCGGTGCGTACTTGAACGTGCTTGTAGTCACCTACGATTTCAATTTTGTCTTGGATTGTTTCTTCTGTTAATGCCATCGTTTATCTCCTGTGATGGTTGGACTGTCCAACCCCTATGGTGCGGGGTTATGCTGCTTCATAAACTGCCGTCACTAAAAACCTATACCCATTCCCTCCCAAAAATGACCCATCATATTTTTGAAAGACAAACTCGGTTTGGCTCCAATAGTCGATAGATAAATTATAACCAGTAGAATTTCTTTCCCTTCCAAATCCAGAAAACAAAACACTTGTTATTGCTGAAAAAGGTAATGAAGAAACTCTTATAAATCCACCGGCTGTTCCAATATTGGCTATACTTATATCCACCATAACAACCACAGAATTTCCAATTTTTGTATATGTTCCAGACGCAGTATATGAACTAATAGAGCCAGTGTTAGCGGTAATAACAGGAGTCCAAGAGCCGGTCTCATAGTCATCCAGATAATTAGCCGAACCAGTGCCGCCCAAGTAGACACCGCCGGATAGGTAGAGGTCTTTGAAGCGGTTTGCTGACCGACCTAAATCAATGGCGGCGTCTCTGTCGCTGCCCTGATTTGAAGGGGCTACTGCGTCAAGTGCTTGAGTAAAGTAGATGCCAGTGTCGCCGGAGCCAATGAATATGTCTGTTGCACCGCCTCTTGTAGTTGAGGCAATACTACCCACCTTAGTGGTGTCCTTAAAGAACGACTGCAACTCACCATCGCTGGTCAGCCTTCGGATTGTTAATCCAGCACCGCCATCAACCGTTAATCCAGTGAAACCACTTGAGCGTATTTCTGCGCCTTCGGTGGCTACGTTGGACGCAGCCTTACCCACCAAAAAGTTTCCGCTGCTATCAAACACAACACCGTCAGTACCACCATACTGAAACTTTAGCGAACCTGTGCCAGCGTCATTAATGATTGAGTTAGAACCATCGTGATAAATCTGTAAGTCCTGAGAAGCACCTAGCTGTATCTTCTCATTGTCACCCAGAGACAGCGCAGTTGCCGCAGTAAAGGTGCCGTAAGCCACAATCTCAACAATATCATTAGCCGCTGCCGCCGTAGCAAGTGTAACATCTGTGCCGTTTGTTGCCGTAACGTCTGTTCCAACCAACAGCTTAACACCGTTTAGGAACACATCGGCATAACCAGCGTCATAAGTTGCTGGGAATACTGTGGTACTGCCTGTGTAGGTGCCTGATGCTGTGCCTACAGTCCACGCATAACGGTTAGCTGTGCCGTTGACTGATGAACCAGCGTTCACAAAACCGCCAGAACCGTACACTTTCATAATGTTGTTTGCTGTGTCAAACCACAAGTCACCAAGAGTAGGTGATGATGGTGCTGTTGCGCTAACAAAATAGGTATCACCAAAGTTGTTAATGCTGGCAATGCTGTTTGCTGCATTAACGACTGAGGTTATGTTTGTACCAACAGCGTTTACGTTGCTAATTGAACCAGCAACAGTGCCAATATTAGCAGTGTTTCCAGAAACGGTGGTAACATCCCCTGAGATACCAGCAACAGTTGTTACGTTACCGGCAATGCCAGAAACAGTATCAATGTTTGTTTGCTGTGCGGCTGTAGGTGTTAGCTGTTTCCAAGTTGTATTACCAAGGTCATAGACCTTCATCACATTATCAGTGGTGTTGAAATATAAATCGCCGTCAGTCAGCGCATTGCCGTCTAAGTCCGTTGTCGGGTCTGATGCCAAGGAACCTAGATATTGGTCTGTGAATGTGTCTAATGCTGCTTCCGCTGCGGCTTGTGCATTGGATGCTGCTGTCGCGCTGTTGCTTGCATTTGTCTCGCTTGTTGAGGCGTTAGAAGCTGATGTTGCGGCATTTGTTTCACTTGTTGAGGCATTACTTGCGCTTGTGCTTGCGGCTGATGCTGAAGCCGCCGCTGCCGTTGCGCTGCTTGTTGCACTTGAAGCCGCCGTTGTTGCCGATGCTGCATCTACCAATAAATCCCATTTTGCGCTATCAGTATTGGTTGTTAGTGGCTGCGAACCGCTAGATGTGTGCGCTGTGTTAGCAATAAAAATATTGTTTGTGCTTGTGTCTTTAACAATATCACGCGCAGCAAATGCTGTTCCTGATGACCAATTCCCTTGGAAAGCACCTAACTCTTGAGCAACATTAATTTCACCGTTGCCATCAAATGCTAGAATTTTATTAGCACGATCCGCCGCACCAACAGTAAATTCTGTTGAAGTCATAGTATTTGTGCGAGACAGTTTAATTGAACGGTCAACTTCTTCTTGAAGCTGCTGAGAAATAAACGTCAGCTTATCAAGAGCATCTTCATGGCTTTCGGCAGGGAAAGGATCGTTTGGAGTGTAATCCGTTGTTTGCGTTAGCGGAGAAGCGCGGCGTAACACAACAGTTATGCCAGAGGCAGGGGCAGTCACAAAAGTAATATTACCACCATTAGCGTTGCCTACATTAGAAACGCTGTAGTCAGTCGTAATCGTCTGGACTGTTTCAGTTCCAGTAGCATCATTACGCAAGATGACTTGAATATCATCTTCATCAAAGATTTTAAAGCCATAGGCAAATACGGTTAAGCTACCGTTACCGCTGTAACTATTTTTTGTGGTGGTGCTGCTAACTGTCATTTCATGTCTCCAAACACTTGCCTAATATACCAAAGATTACCTTCTTTAGAAACCCTGTTAAAACCTAACCGCTGATTGACTTGGTGGAAAATAATATGTCTGATCCATGTCGCGCTTCATTCTCTTTTCCATGCGTCTCAAATACCCTGGACTAACGTGTTCCATCATGCCGTGTACGAACAAATAATCTAAAGCTGTCTTTGTGTAAAAAAGGTTCATCCCAGGTACATTGCCTTTAACAAATTTAGTCACATTCCTTTGCAAAGCGTCAGCATCTCCTGATGCAGCACTTTTATAAATATTGCCAATTTCATCTATACTGCCGAATGTTGGCCCAGACATTGTTTGAATAAGACCCCTGCCATATCCCCCATATTCACCAAACAGGAAATCGCCATAAATGCCAGCACCGCCGCCTTGAACAAAAGCCCTAGTTAGCAATTTAGGGTTGAGGCCATATTCATCGCTAAATACTTCTTGAGGGTTTTTTCCAGACAGAATGTCTTTCATTGTAACGGACAAATACCCCATCATGGTTGTGCCAACCATCATTTGCGCTATGCCAAATACACCACTTCTTCCTTCTTGTATTCTTGCATAACGCTGCCTTTGTGCTGCCTTAGTTACATATGTAACAGGGAAAGCTTTAAACTGCATAAACGCTCTAATCGCCTCACCTACAACAGTGCCACGCTCAGTGCCTAAGTTCATGTAAGCGCGTTCTTTCGCCCCTGGTGTTGGGATAGCGGTGTCAGCGGAATCCGTTATATACATTGAATATTTTGTTGCTAAATCATTCTTGTACTTATCAATAGCGGCTTGAGTAGGTTGTTTAATTTTACGCTTTCTGCCAGCATTAATTTTAGCCAATGCCGCTGCTTCAATAACGCTATCAGGGATAGTATCTATTCCACCAGCGAACATATACTCACGACCGTCAGCCGCAAGCATATCCATCTGACGCATTACATCCCATTCGGCTTCATCGATGCCGTATCTTTTCAAGCCGTTTCGTGTTCTGATATTTAGGCTTTCAAAAGCATCATTTTTATATGTAGCTAAATCAGCGGCTAGTATTTTAGCTACCCCTGACTTCTGAGCATCGTTCCAAAATGTCATTAGGTTAAGACGGAAGTAGTGCTGCTGTGCCTTACCTACCATTCCAGGGAGACTATCGTTAGAGCCAAATCTAGCGTGCGTACTGCCCATTGCGCCATCAATGCCGACACCCAAAAGGTAAGCTAACTTTTGCTGTTCCTTTCTAGGAAACATTTTAAAGGCAAAACCAAGGGCTTGAGCATATGAACCAAATATACCTCTATTTGTATTCGTATTAATAAAGGTTGCGTTTGTAGCAATATCACCAAATGATGAAATAGTGGCTGATCCTAACTTAGCCATAGACTGTATCATACGCCAACCAGAAGCCAGCCCAGCAAAGTCAGCCCCAAACATTACAGGTCTTCCAGCACCCCTTGATTTTGATGTGCCATCAATTTCTTTAAACTGAGTTCTAAGCTTAAATTCACCAATCTTATCCAGCGTCAGTATGTCTGTCTTAGCACCGCTTTTTATATCAGTAAGAACCCTATCAAACATTGCAGCAGGGTTTGTGCCGAACACTTCCATCAGGCCAATAGCTTGGGCGTCATGGTCAATGCCAGACATGACAGCATCCACTAAACTCATGCGTGTATATTTTTTTGAATATTCGTAAGCTTCTGTGCCATTTTTAAAATGTATTACGCGACTTTGGCTTAGTTTCTTTGCTAAGTTTGATGGCCCTTTAAAAGCAGATACAACATCAATCTGACCATCATCACCGCGTATAGAGCCAACATTCTGATGCTGCCCACTAACAAGGTTAGTCCACATATCACCAAGGAACATTTCCTCAGTATAGGGAACTTTCTTATTATCTACTTCTTTAGTAGATGGCTTGTTGTCAAATGTTTTTGAACTTAACCGTTTTAAGCTTCCGTCACTGTTTCGTTCAAGCATATATGCAACCCAACTATTCTTGGCTGCTTCCATTTCTTCTGCTGTTTTAGCACCGTTTCGCAACAGAATAGGATCATGCCCTTGCCTCACAGCATAATTCTCTGTTTCAGCAATGACAGCACCATGTAGATTTTTTCTGTCTAGCCGTAGCTTTTGGTGCTTCTTAACAATCTCAGCGACTTGCTTTGCTTCTGCGCCACCGGCTTGCCTTACATTAAAGTTATCACCATCAAACATAGCCTGATAAATTAAAGCTTCCATGTCTTTGCTTTTAAACACACCTTCAAGATTTGCTTCCCTGAGTGCTGCAAGCAAACTGCCTTGATAATTTGTGTTTAATGCGTGTTGGCGTGCGTCTACACTATTCAAGTTTCCAAGTCTTGCACTTCCCACCAATATAGCTGACAAAGCTTCCGCTGGGTCATTTGGGTTTTTTGCAATAGCAGACATAATGTCAACATAAGCTTTTGCATTTAATATTCTGGCTCTTTTTTCAATGACAGCATTGATCCTAGCTTGCTTTGCTATGTTTCTAGCAAGCTTGAATATGTCTTCATATTCATCAGCCAGAGCGTTCTCAACGCGCTTGGATAGACGTTCCTCAAGAATGTCTACAATTTCTTGCGCTTCATCTGCATCAAATTCAATGCCAGCCCTTTTAGCGGCATCGATTATTACCTCAGAACAACTCATCCGCTTTTACCTCTAATTACACAGGCACGCCCTGCTTCAACCACAGTTTCGTACTTCTCTACCTTTGTCTCCAAAGCACCTATTTCGTTTAGGCTATCTCTGGCATCTTTTGGCAATAAAGCTAAATTCTCTGGTGATGTGAGTTCTTCTAACAAGATATTGTTTTCAGCATCTATCTCATTAGCCATGATTTCATCTTGCTCTAATTTCTGAGCCTTCAAGGTGTTAACGTCTTCAGAGTATTCTTCTAATCTGCCTAGCGGTGTAGGTTTTATTTCTGGCTCCTCAACTTGTGCGGCTGGATCACCACCTGTTGAAGTTTCTTTACGTTTTGCAAGCATATCATCTTGCATATCCTTGATGGCTTCTTTCTTCTGCTTTTGTTTTTCTGCGTAAATGACAGGCTGTTGGTTTTGCGGCAGAGGCTCCCCTGTTTCATCTACCTCAACCCATCCTAAAGAACCGCCAAAGCCATCGTCCTCAACAAAATCTAAATACCTAGTCGTTGTGCCATCACTTACAGCTATAATTTTTTCGCGCGGATCAAGACTAGGCTTGCCGCCTACCATCATCGGAACATTCTTAGATGTAAACTTAGGCGGTGCAATTTCTGCTGTTTCTGGCTCTGTTGGACGCTCAATAGTTTCGCCAGCGTTTCTGCGCTTCTGTATGGTAATAGCTTCTTTGTCAGCCTCTAGCTTCTGGACTAAGTTTGCATCACCAGCTAGTGCAGCAGCTTCTATTTGAGCGTCTATATATTGAAGGTTAGCGTCTAGTTCTTCTTCAACCATGTCAGCTAAAAGGCGCGTCTTATCCCCATCAAGGAAATCATTTATTTCATAGTCTTCATCATACGGAGTTTTTGGCCTTGCCAGTTCTGCTTCTTCAGCAGCTTTTGCTGCTTCTCTCGCAGTTACCCTTGCTTCGCCAGCATCAGTGATTGGCTTAACATTTACATTTTCATCTAATATGGCTTGGCCTACAGATGTATGTTGCGCCTCATCCTTCGTTGATTGTGGCAGTCTTTTGTAACGGTCAGATATTTTTCCTGCACCGTAAAAAATTGCACCGCCCAAAGCCGCACCGACAGTAACATTTAAGAAACTGTCCATAAGGCCGTAGTCACGATCTTGTTCCGCGTAGGCTGCGCCAATTACCAAAGGCTCCACAACAGTAGCACCAATCGCGCCATCCATTGCCCCTGTCATAAAACGGTTGCCTTTTACCCTGCCCATCTTAGCAGCCATTGTTGCGCCTCTAGCAATGGTTACAGACGGTATAAAAGCAGAAGCGACATTGATAGGGTCTATAACACTAGCAGCCAGCCCCACGCCAAATTGCGCGGCAGTCAGACCAACGCCCCCTCTTGATCTATTTAGCGTAGCCCGAAATGAGGCTCTTTCGTCATGGCGTTCAGCTAGTAAAGAAGCCATCCCTGTTTTGATGCCCTCATCGCCAACTTCTATGCCCTCACGGAAAAACTCACTTTCAGCCCATTCATCTTTGGTAAGAGCAGCCCCTTGCTGCCCTTCCAGAAAGCCTTGGTTTACAAGCCTTCCTAAAGCATTTGTTGGGTTGTAATAAAGAGCCTCATCTAGTGACGCGCCAAGAACATCTGCTGTGCTTGCTTTGGCATAGTCAAAATATCTTTCCCTAAGAACCCTGCTTTCTTTCTGTTCTGGGATATAAACATTAGCCATTAAAACAAGTTCCTTGTTCTATAAAATTCTCTACGCCGTTTTTTAGCAAGTGCGCTACTGCCCTTTATGCTGTCAGGCATTGCTGCGCCAAATGACCGTACCTCATCGAAAGATACAGTAACAAAATCTTTCAACGCTCCTGTAGGGCTAGGAGCGACCGCCGCGCCAGTTCCCCTTCTCATGCGAACCATATTTCCTGTTTGATCTACAAGATAAACACCAGTGCCATCTGTTGTGGTGCGCCATGTGCCTTCTGCTTCAAGATCATTTAGATACTGTTCATTAGCTTGCTGTACAGTCTGCCCTGCCATTGGCGGTGGAAATTGTATTTTTGCAGCAAGCATATCTCTGTTTAAATTTACACCACCTTCAAGCACCAAAGAGATATCATTTTCGGCTCCTTCATATTTTTTCGGCAACCGTAGTTTTGTGCCGTTTACTTCTGGGAAAGTGAAATTGTTACCTATAACAGCATTATAAGCTATATCAACAGCTTCTTGATGGCTTGTGGTGGGGTCAGAAGCCCTAATATACGCAGCAGTGTCTTGAACAATTTTACGCATACCAAGGGTGTGGAACACCCGACTATTATCACCGCCGCCCCTAGTCTCATCAACAAATCTGCCAAGGATGCTTTGACCATAATCAGCCATAGTTTCAGCAGCAAGATCATTAATTGTTTGGCGGTCATCTGCGCTTATAATAGATTTATCCTTTATTAATTTTTGCCCTGCTTCACTATTAGCATCAAGCACCATGCTCATGTTTGCATTATCTGGATAAGCATTAACAACACTATCAACTAAGCTAATAGTTTTGGTCTCCACCAAATGCTTCATAACCCTATCTTCGTTGTTCGGGAACTGAGCAAGGAACTGATCCATTACCTGTCCTTTATCTTGGACTTCTGCTGCTTTGTATTGAGCAGAAAATGACCGTAGCTGCGCGTTGCTTGTAACACGCGCATCTGAAGCTGGTATTCCCATCTCCATTTGGATATTTAAAAGTTCGCTTGCTGTTGGCTGCTCATCATCTGGGTCTATCTTTTTGCTTTTTAAATAATATCCAACAAAATCTTTTTGCATGGCTTCTGCGGCAACAGCCATTCTATTTTGCAAAAGTTCATATGTTTTCTTTCCAGTTGCATCAGTATACCTAGACGCCTCTGACAGTGTTTGGGCTTGCTCAGATGCGCTGCCAAATTCAATCTCTTTGAATAAAACCGATGAGTTCATCGTAGCATCTACAGTATCTTGTAAAGCAATCGATTCCTCTATCAGATTAGCAGCCACTAATTTTGATTTAGCACTAGCAATAAGTTGAGAATCTTCTGAACTAATAATGCCGTCATTTTGAACTATTCTTGCGTTCACATCATCCATATCACGGCTTGTTTCTGCAACAACCCTTACAGCTTTCTCAGCAAGCTCTCTATCAAGCAAGCCTTCTATTGCTTGCCTTCCTTCAAAAGTAGTCACATCAGGGAAATGCAGATATTTACCGTCATCTCCTTTTTGAGTGAATTGGTTTCTAATAAGCCTCAACTCCTCTAAAGAACTTGTACCCCTAAATTTTTCTTTAGCAGCGAGTTTGTTTGCGCTTAGAGCCTCTGCTTTATCTGACTTGTTTTTAGCCTCTATCCTTGCAATCAACATGGCACGATTTGATGGTTTCATTGTGCCAAAATCAACAACAACATCTTCTCCGGCGTTTGTTGTTATTGTTAAAACTTTTCCATCTCTTATGGTTTGCACACCCTCTGCCAATTGCTCATCTGTGGCATCTGGTTTGTTTTCAATTATTGTTTCAAACGCAGCGTCTACTTGCATTGCGTCAGTGATTTTTTCTTGAGCATCAATAGCAGTGTTTCGCGCCGCAAAATCAGCGGCGGTCATGTCGCCTCTGTCAGCTTCTACTTGGCTACGCAATCTATCTATATCGGCTTGAGAACTAGCTTTTTCTATATCACTGACAAAACGGCTGGCAGACAACTCTCTACGATATGTTGTTTTGCTGTATTTAGGCGCAAGCCCTTGTGAAGCCCATCTATCAAACCCTGCATCTAAGTTAGCCTGTATGTCTTGATATAGCTGGCTGCTAGGATCAAGACTTCTAAGCTGAGACACGGTATCTTCAATAGTAGTATTGACTTGATCTGTGCGTATTTGCTGCCCTTTAGCGTGAGCCATCTGGCTACCAGTAGCGACTTTAGCGGCAAACGTATTATCAAACTGCATTGATACAGCACTGAACTGGCTTTTAGTAAGCTTGCCTTCAAGCCCAGATAAATGTTTATTACGCAACTCTTGGCGTTTTTTGTCAGCTAATGCTTGGTACTCAGCCACAGTTGTTGCCTCAGATGACATTGTAAAATTGTTCATCTCTTGGTTTACTTCTGTGTTTATTTTGTTTCTGTAACGCTCAGTCTCAGCCTTCTTTTCTTCCATGCCAAATTGAAACGCAGCGTCTTCTATGGATTTCCCAAGAGCAGAAAACCCTTTTTGAGCAGCAGTAAACGCACCTTCATTGGCGCGGATGCCTTGTATTGGCTTTGTAGTTACTGTCTGGCCTAAACCTTGATTGTATAGGGGTATCTTTGGCATATCTTATCCCATCAAAGTTGCAGCTTTAGAGCCGCTGTTAATAAGGCTGGCGTATGATTGGTATTTAAGGCCAGATGCTTTTGCCCTACCTTCTAGCCGTGTCATTGCAGCTTCTTGAGTTTTCATAGCTTGCTCTCTGCTGCTTGCTTGCTGAATATTTAACGCATCCATTTGAGTGGCAAAGAATGTTTCAGCGGCTATGGTCATCGGGCTGCCTGTCATTTGAACACCGGAGCCAGCAGTCATAACTCTTTGAGTACTAACCAAACGTGCTGACTGGTTTCGCAAACTTGCTTCTTCATCACGCTTTACTTCAGCAAGCACTTTCTTTTCTTGCTCTGCCACTTGAGCATTGTATTCAGCAATCTTTTGAGCCTGTTTAGCTTCGGCTTGCTTTCCTTTGAACGACATTGTGCCACCAAGAAGCATAGCCCCTGCTGTGAAAGGATCAGCCATTATTGCACCCTTGCGTAACGATAGTAGTCAGTGCCATCCAGCCCAAACTTTTTCATTAGCCCCTCATTTTCAAAACCTAGCCAACCAATAAATCTTACAGCTTCTTCATCGTTGCAGCTAACACTGGCTTGCAACCTATTGTAATTGTTTTCTTCTTGGATATAGTCAAGCATGGCGCGTGAATACTTAGCCGCAGTTAAAGGCTTATCGTATGCGTGTGATGACATTATGAAGAACGCTTCAGCAACGCCCTGCCACAATTGATATACGCCACCTAATGCGAATATCTTGTTACCCATCATACCTGTATAAGCCACCATAGAGTTATCACTTGTAAAGGCTACCTTTGCCGTATCTGGGAAATGGTAGCGGGTTTCAATTTGCTCAATATGTTCCTTTTTAAATGGCACAATTTTAAGCATCAAAAGTATTCGACCTTCTCATAATAGCCAGTACCGTCATTGGAAGTGGCTGTGTCTGTTGTATCACAATTTTGGCATCGTTGTCATATCCTGATGGGAACGACACTTCCTTATCACCAGTAAACATTGGAACAGCTTGGTTCATTGCCATGCTGCTGTCGCGGAATGGAACCCTATCCAGACTGTTAACTGATGGGCCAATCTCTGCGCCTACTGAGTTCAAGAACCTAGCCGTTACGCCGTGAATACGTTTGATCTTTCCTTGAGCAACGCCATCATCAGCACCGGCTTCTAAGCGCAGTGTTTCAATATATGATGTGTAGCTATAACCAATGTGTACTTTAGACGCATCTCTATCCAAAGTTATAGTGCCGCCAGTAACTACCTTATCCGCGTGTGTAGAGCCATCAGCTAAGATTGATACTGTTTCACCCTCTAAATGGTTTAATCCAGTGATTGTAGATGTTGCGCTGCCGTCATACGTCAGCCCGCTGTCTACAAAAAATGCGTCAAGAATATCATCATTAAAATATATAGGTGTCATGTAGCAGATATGGCGCACTGTGCTGCCGTCAATTGTACGCTTAACAGACAAATAAATCTGGTCTTCTGACCCACTTGGGATAGCGGCTACACTTTCTACAACAGCATCACCGCCTAAAGGATGCTCATGCCAGCCAATAGCACCGTTAGCGCGGTCATATGTCAGGCCAATCAAACGTCCGTCTGAATGTACGAACCATAAAATAAGTTCTGGCTCTTGCTGCCAAACCATGTCAGTTAATCCACCGCGAGGGATATGATCAGCCAAAATGCTAAGATCAATGCCCAGCAATCCATCAGTGTCCAAGTCAAAGGTTATTTCCTTTACTTTTTCTTGGCCTTTCTGAATAAGGATTGTGCTGTTTCCGGCGCGTAAAGGCCGAACATCCGATGTGCCAAACGTGGTTTCACGCAACACGTTAACATTTGTTGGCGATACTGGCGTAGTTCCAGACCCGCCTGACAATGTAAATTCAGCACTGGTTGTAAGTAACTGCAAGAACCGCGCTGGAAGAATATGCTTAATCACGTTCACTTTGTCAGACGCAATAGTAAAGTTTACTGCGCTGTCATCTAATGTTCCAGGGGCATGGTTTTCAAAGTCAGCCGATACGCTGCCAAATATCGTCTGTGGCTGGCCTGTAGTGCCAGCTAGGTATAAACGCTCCTCATAGAAGCCAATGGCTCTAGGGTAGCCCTGATCGCCGCCAAACGCCCCTAAAGACCATTTTTCTGTGGCGTTGCCTGATCCAACTACATGATCTGGCAAAACGCCTGTAGAGTTCTTCACTAAGGCTGTTACTGTAGTCGCGTTAGTAAACGCTGTTATTTTTAGATAACCAGTTCCATCATGCTTATATCGCCAAGTTATAGCACCATAGGTTTCATCGCCTTCCAAATGAACTGGCGGTGTGAGACCTGATGTTTGGGTGCTGCCGGTCACTTGCTCATAGACATGACCATTATAACGCACAGTTACACCGTTTGCGTAGCTTGTAGATGCCGCCCATTCATCATGATGTATCTCTAATACTTCACGGAACCTAACCAATCTACCCACATCTGAACTTGTAAACAAACTAGCTGATGCTGTTAAAGTAACGCTTCCTGTGTCAGCAGAAGCATACAAAGTGGTAGAGGTTATATTTTCATCAAGATATGGGCCATCAATAATATCTATATCTGATAACGTCCATCCAGCATGAGCAGATGTTCTTATCAGCTTTGCTGGGGGGTGGTTTTTATGAACAAGATAAAGTATGTCAGCAGATTGCGTATGGTTAATTTCAAAAACCTCAGTTACAGAATAACTGGTAGTTACTTCGACAATTTTGCCTACAGTGCCGCCGCTTGCGTAAGCTGTGTAAGCTGAACTATTTACACCAGACAACTCAAACGTATTAGTTGTCGCGCCAGCTATAGTAAACTCACGGTTGTTTAGCTGTGTCATTCCCACGATGCCGGTTACGAACACTCTATCACCATTTGAATATCCGTGTGATGCAGAGGTTACAACGGCAGGGTTCGCCTGTGTTACAGCAGTAATCGATTTAGTTGTCTCAGTGACTAACGCGCCATCTTTAATTATGCGGATGTAATTAGCACCAAACTCAAGGATGTAAGCTTGCTCATCACTAAATTCAAAGTCGATTAGCTTTACCTTGCCGCCGTCTTTTGATGTGGTGGCGTAGTATGTTCCAGGCCTTCTAGTCACACCGCCTTGTGGAAACACAATCATATTCTGCAATGTCTTGGCAGCTTGACTGTATTTTTCTAAATCAATACGGCCTTCAAGACGCGGCGATATAGCACCAGCGCGGAAGTTAGTAATAATGCTGGATACACGCGCCATGTTTTAATACCTGATGTCGATAAAGTAATCCGCTACTGGCTGCTCTGGGTAGCCTTCCATAGAATCCACACCCTTTGCTTCCTTCAATCGGCTCTCATAAAGAGCAAACATTTGCTGGGAAACACTGTTACTGCCAGTGATTGCATAGGCTGTGTCAGCAGCAAGCCGGTGCGCTATGGTGGTTGAAAGCAAAGGATCAAACTGTTCTGTGTCGGTGACGCGAGATATGTAAACAATCCGGCAATCATTTTCATTACTAAGGATGCTTCGACCTTCAATCTTAAACATAATGTTGCTGTCATACGCGGCAAGTTCATTGTTTACGTTTGAGTTCCAGAAAGACAAGACGCGCAAACAATAAGGATCGGTAGGTAGAGGAAACTGGTAAGTGAACCCAAATGCTGGTGGCGTGCTATTAGCAGCTAGTGCTGCCCTAGATATAGCTACATTCCAAGGGTGTGCGCGTAACACTGCATCTCGCACTACCTCAAACTTGCGGTTGCAAAGTCGCGCTTCTTTTGAATTTTCGGTTAATGAGGTAATGGTTGCCGCACCTAGCAAATCCATAGCTTCGTTACAAATATCAACAACAGATGGCATGGCCCACTCCTAATAGGAAGGAAGGGGCGACAAAAGCCGCCCCAACCAAATCAGTCAAGAACCCACTTGATTGTGACTTCAATAGTGCCTGTACCAGCAGCACCGCCCATTGTGACGGAAACTGGCAAGCCATCCTTATCTGCATCTACAACAGTTCCAGAACCCAGCGCAAGGGTAGCCAAGATGTCTACCTTCTGTGCTGCTGTTGAAGCTGCTGCTGCTTTGTATGCTGCCGGTGCCGCAGCAACGGCTGTGCCGCTGCTATCAGTGTGGGCTGCATAGCCTACAGACAAAGTTGTTGAGCCACCAAGACCATCGTGAGCCAGCGAACCTTCGATCAAGCGTGCGCCATTTGGGATGTTGAACATCTCAATAACGTCACCTGATGCGAGGGAAGATGCCTCATAAACGCCATGAGCAATGCGAACACGACCGCCCATTTCGTTTGTCTTGTTGTTGACCGCTGGAACTGTTTGGTTCCAGTTAGTCTTTTGTACGGAATATACAGTAGCCATTCTTCAATCTCCTATTCTGCACAATCGATTTGAACGACTTTGTTTTCTTCCATCCGTGTCGCACCGATGCTCATGCAATAGTAGACTTGAGTTGCGTAGCCTTTGTCAGCACGCTCATCAATTCTTGCATTTACATCTTTACCCACGCCAAGAGCGATACCATCTTCTGCCCATGCAAAGCATGAGCGAGTACCACCTGAGACTGAAAGACGGTTTGTCATAATGAAGTTGAAGCCCATGAACTGGTTTACTTCACCTTGCACTAATGCCTTTACCGTATTGAAGTCGCTGCTAGTTACATTTGTGTCACCAAGCAGTGCCTCAATCTGGTTTGGCCCCACCGCAATGTAGCGCGGAATTGATGGGTCAACGTCAGACAAGTCAAGAATTTTCTTGGCTTCACGCAGCTTTGCAACAGTCATATCTGCACCACCGGCAGCAATTTGCTGACCCGATGGCAGAGCAGTTGATGTTGAGCCTGTCTCACCTGTGAAAGATGTGCCAAGTGCAGCGGTGATGACAACATCATCCATTGCGCGACCCATAGCTGCTGCCGCTGCCATTGCATAAGCACTGGTAGGATCAATCAGCATACGAACCTTGTCTTGGTCATCAATCAGATCAGCATACTCATAATCCGCAAGCGAAACGCGGCGGCGTGCATGAGGTGTGTCGATCTGTGGTGTATCGGCATGGCGAGTAGTACGCAATTGTGCAGTAGCTACACCCACTTGGTCAAAGAAAGCATTTTTTCCAACAACATTTTCAACGCGCACTGCATCACGAAGACGGCTTCCCATCTGCTGCGATAGCATCTGCACGTTAGCAGAATACTGTTGTACAAATGCTGTAGTTACTTGAGTTGACATAGCGTCACTCCTTTTTTCTACTGGTTACATTTGAACTTTGCAGCGTGCTACCCGACTGATCGGACACTCCTAGTCTTTTGAGCCGACTTATGGCTATCGTCTTTCCGATGGTCTTGAGGACGGATTTCTCCGCTACCCTCGCTCATTACCCAATTATAATATTTATCTGCCAGTCCTACTGGATTCATAATATCACGTTGAGTACCAAACTCGACTGCCATTCTAAGACATTCGAGCCTAATTTCCAATGGGGATAATGTATTTTCAGTATCACTCATGTATCATCGCCATTAAATCCTGCATCCGCTGTACGGCACGCTCACGCGCTACAGGATTTTTTCTATCCCAATAAGCATGAGATTTGTCGTTCAGCATCGCATCAACTTCTGCTTGCGCTTGTGCCGGTGTAAACTGTCGATTAACCGCACCATCGCTAATTGTATCTTCACTGGTTACAGTAGACTTAAAGTCACCAATCGCAGCAAAAGCCTTGATAAACGCTGGATGGTTGCCAATCATTGTTCCATCTTCAAGGCGCATTTGCAGGATTTCATTCCCAGCAAACTGATCGACTACATCTTTAGCTAGGGCAACCTTGTCTTCAAACGCTCTGCCCCATTCCCGCCGCAGTTCAGCAGTGGTTTCTTCAGCTTGCTGCTCTGCGAATTGCTGCATTTCTTCTTCAGTTTGCCCTATAGTACCCTTGTAATACTCAAGAATACCATTGGCTTGCTCTGGTGTAAGACGCAGCTTATGCGCCACATCAGCGTATTGAGTAGCCACTTCCTCTGTAATAATGTTCCCATCAGTGGCGATTTCATAGCCTGACGCATCTTCTGGTCTACCAAGCTTTGAATAAATGTTGTCTAAATCCTCATCCGTAGGATTAGCTGGCAACGGAACTTTGTCTGAACCAATCAATCTTTGAGCGTTCACATAGGAACGCGCTAAATTGCCCACATCCTTAATAGGTGCAAGGCTTGGATGCTCCCTTAGTTCTTCTGGTATCATTTCCATGAAACCGTTACCAGACCCGCCTTGTGCAACTTCCGCTGGGGTTTCCAGCATAGATGGAGCCGCTTCTGGCTGGGCTACCTGTTCGGCAACCTGTTCTGACATTTACTTCTCCTCATTCATCATGTTGTAGATGTGCAGTATCACTGCACGCTTCCCTTCCTCAAAAGCTGTGGCATTGGCATCGCCAGCCACATAGCTTGAAGCACGCCAGTTACAACGCACCTCAAGATCACTAAGCACCTTTTGTCCAGCAGTGCTTGTAAATACGTCTGTATACATAGTTCGTAATTGTGTGATCTGCTCACTCATTTAGATACCATCCGTGATGCCTGTGCAATCTGAGCAACGTCTTGAACATCTTGACTTGCCTCTTGACGCTCCATCATTGCTTGCTGTTGTGCAGCTTGTTCTTGTCGCGCTGCATCAACCTCAGACTGAGACTTCACAACTTTCTTTGGAACGCCAAGGCTTTCCATAATGTGATTAACAAGGCCGTCTGCATCAATATGGTCTGCAACAGGCAATGCTTGAGCCAACGGCAACAAGATTTCCAAAGCCTTCATTGTGCTATTCAAGCTGCTAGATTTTTGTGCGCGTGCCAGTGGCGACACATACTCAATATCAACATCAAGCCCCTGCAAAATCTCTGGTGGTGGTGCAAGCATATCTGCACGCAACATCAAAGCAAATGTACGGTCAATCAATGGACGCAGCATCTCATTCATCAAACGCCCTAATACTGGCCCAATAACGCGCATACGCTCCTCTTGACGCTGCACTACCTCTGTAGCTGTCATATTAGGCGCACCGCCTGTCAGCAGTTGATCTACAAAGAAAGCAGAACGAATAGCTTGTCTGCGCTGTTCTTCCATGTTTAGGCCGATAGGAATGTTTGCGCCTGTGTTTAGTGGCGTAATTGTATCTCTTGTGCCGCTTCTAAAGAAGTTGAGGCCACCAGGCTGGGTACGGACAGGGAGAAGAAATCCGTCATCAGGAACTAACAAGGGAGGGTCTATTAGTTTCTGTGCAGCTTGTATGATGGTCTTGGACATAAGATTAAGCATCTTAACGTCAGGCAACGCCACCATAGCTGGCGACCGACCCATCACTTCCCCAGTTGCCTTGAGGAAGCGCGGAACTACATACGGAAACTCTTGAAAGCCACTCTCCATAAGGATCATCTTTGTTTCCATGCAAATATACATAGAAGCAAATGGCATATTCTTGTTATCGCGTTTTGTAGTATCGCGTTCTGCGCGTGGCAGAACTGCATGAAGTAAAGTCACTTCCTCATCAGGTTTCTTCTCATGCACTCTTTGAATGTAAGTGCCTACATTTTCAATGCCAAACCGCTGCACCGCTTGACGCGCTGGCAATTTGTATTTTCTAAATACAGTATCGACAATCCCATACTGATCTTCAGCTACATAAAACTCTGAGATATGCCGCGTGCTAAAGCGCAGATTTTCTTTGTCCATCTCCGCAAACATACAGCCAGTACCAAACACGACCAAATCCACATACATCTCATGGATTTCAGTTTCAAAGTTTGATGTGGTAATGGCACGCATCATACGCTGGCTGCTATCTTCAAGCCAAGCTTGCACTTCCTCATCACGCCCCAGATCATCATCCTTTAGCGTTAGATGGAACCAAGGCGTAGCACCGCTTGTAAGCATACCATGTAAAGATGAAGCTAGTAGATCGACAGCTTGCAATGCAGTGCCATCAAAAATCAACTCCATACGCTTTTCGCCACGACTACGTTTGCGAACAATATCAGCTTTGCGCGGCAGCATATAATCTGCCAATTCCTGATAATGCGTATCCCAATTTGCTCTCGCGCCTTCTAGCTTCTCAAAGCGCGATATGATGGCTTTTGCATCTTGCATGATCTACCCCAATAAAGTTGGTTTAGTGCTTGTGCCGCCTGTTGGCGATACTTGTTCACCCATAACACCAGCAACAATAGTAGAGCCTCTGCCCTTACGCCCACGGCGTTCTGATGCTACAGCTTCCTCAGAAAGCGCGGCAGCGCGTTTGTAATCCGGCTCTGCAATTGGTTCTGGGGCTGATGGCGGGGGCGGGGTGTAAACCTTTGGTTTTAAAAATGACATGACTATGCCCTCTCTACTGCTTTGGCTTTTGCCTTGGCTGTTAGTGCGCCATATTCTTCCATAATTGTTCCAGCTTGCCCTGACCGCTTAGAACGCCGTCTGCCCCTGCCAACAATGGTTGGCTCATCAGGAGCGGTTTCTGGCGTTACTTCTGGGGTAACTTCTGGCTCTGGGGCTGGCGGTGCGTCACCTAACATAGCGCGGCGTTCTTCTTTATCCGTGTTCATCACAACATCAAAAGTTTCAGCAGCAACTTTTTTTACTGGCTTTTCAATGACTTCCTCAAAAGCTTCTTCAGCAACTTTAGAAACAGCCGTAACAGGCTTCACTACAACTGCTTTGACAGCAGACTTTACCGGCTTTTCCAAAGGCTCGACAACTTTCTTGTCTACAAACTTTGTAAATTTTTTAACAGCTTTCTTTATTCTACTACCCATTTTGATCACCCCACTGATGAAATCCAAGCTTTTGCGCTTCAGTACGCAACCAGAACGCCTGATTATACCCTCTATTTGATAACACACTTTTCATCTTACGAAAACCCAATGCTATATTTCGCTTCCCGCCTTCAGCAATAAAGTCAATCAACCAAGGTATATCCCCGCCACCAGCATAGCCTTCTGGTGGGAAAGTTAACTCCTGCACATATTCAGACACCTGATCGTGGTTTGGGAACCCCCAAGTAGCAAACACCAATGGAACACGCCCCTCGTCTCTTAGTATTATGTACTGGTTAAGCAGCAACGGAGTTCTAATATAATCATTAACCTCTTTAACGCCGTACCATTCATGGTAATGGCTACGCCTCATTAGATAAGATATATCATCTATGTCTTCTTTTGTAGGTGTCATAGCGAAAACGGATTGTACTCATTAACCGCGATTTGTTGCGGTGGGCGAACAACAGCTTGTCTATTCTCCATCCCAACAGCCAGATACCTAAACGCATCCGCAGCATGAGAAGTGTAATCATGCCTTGGATGATCTCTGAAAGATTTTCTTTTCTCATCCCACTCTTGCCTATATTGTCTAAGCATTTCAATACCTTGACCGCACTTATCTTTATCAAAGTGGCACTTAGGTATCATCATTCTGGCTGCATTGATGCCATCAGCCACCTTCATCTTTGGTATTACTCTGAAACGGATGCCAAGACTGAACGCAGTTTCAAGTCGGCTTTTGCCACTGCCAAGTTCACGAACTTCAATATCGTGAGGAGCAAGGTGATCACCCCAATGATAATCTTTTTGACGCAGGATTTCAGCATAGTGGTCAAGCCCGACACCGCTGCTTTCATAGTAGTCAATAACATTGATTGCTCCACTTCTGAATATCTGGGCAAACCAGATGGCTGTTGAATCGTTTATACCCAAATCCCAAGCGGTATGCACAGGATAAGCGGGATCATATGGAACCCTTGCAATCCTTCCATCATCATCAGCGTCAGCCAGCAGTTTTCCATAGTAAGCCCCTATAATAGCCGCAGTGAAGGAACATTCATATTCCTGTTCATATTGCTCTGGGGTCATCTGCGCTTGTGCAGCTTCTAACTCAGTATCCTTAACAAGCCCTGTCTCGCTGGCCTTTGCAATCTTCCAATACCATTGGTCAGAGCCTTCTTCCGTTTGCTCTTTAGCGGTTTGCAGTAGATCAAAAAAATGATTATGTCCGGCTGGCGTACCTAGAAATACAGCCGAACCCTCTCTATCGGATAGGGCTGGTCTAACAACTTCCCCCCATACCCTTGGGTTCTGCATACCAAATTCATCGAACACGCATAGATCAAGGTAGATACCACGCAAGCTATCTGGATTTTCAGCAGACAAAAGCATTAAACGTGAGCCGTTAGGGAAGTCCACTCTCAACTCTGTTTCGTTGAACGTAACCCCTGGAATAACACCGGCATAGTATTTAACGTAATCCCAAGCAATTCGCTTGGCCTGAGTAAAGGTAGGGGCTACAAACGCAACCCTTGGTCTGGGAAGTTCACAAGTAAGAGCGTGCTTAATAAGATGGTTAACAGCCCATACCGTCTTGCCGAAACGTCTGTGCATCACCAGCACGTTCCAACGCTTCACGCTCTGGTGCATCTCTGCCTGTAACGCCCTTGGCTTGTACGGTATTTTTATCTGCATCCCACACCCATGAATGTTCTAACTTGAACAACGCTATACGGCTTTTTAGGGAAGTTACAACATCATCCATTAAAAATATACGAATATACCAAACCCTATACACACGGATATTGGTATATTATCCCTCAATAGCCTCCGCCGTCTCCCAAACAATGCGAACCGTACCGTCACTAACCTCTACACCAGCCCTACTCTTAGCCTCGCCATAACGGTCAGATATAATCTTTGATGCCTTCCACCTTACATGAGTTGCATAATCACGCAAGACATTAGGATCATAGTCCTTACGCTTGTGCAACGCATCAGCATACAACTCATCCAACTCCTCTAACGCCTTCTCAGCACTCTGCCGCTGCGCTGTACGAATAGCACTCTCAAACTCGCTATCCTCTCCCATACGCTTGTAAAGCATAGAACGATTAACTTTAGCTAATGAACAAGCCTGTACCAAGCTATGACCATCTGTCACTAACTGCTCTACTTGCTCTTGCTTCACTTTCGTCAACTTTGCCATAGAACCTCACTGCTGGCTGTGTGTTGGAAGGTAGTATTTAACACATATAAAGCGCGGCACCGACTGTCGGGGGCATTGATCCAAGGCAAAGCCCCCCTTGGCCTTGCATTTGCTGGCATTGTGCAAGCCTTGCATTGCCGCGCAAGCTTTGTCTGTGTTGTGTGTGAAAAGAAACGTATTCCAACGACATTTCACTACCAATTCAAAGCCTGATCACTGCATCATTGCCATGCCTTTGTGCAATGCGTGCAATGAATACTGTTCTAAATATCACATATAATGTTGACAGTAAATCTGACCAATGGACGCAATAAAAGGCAAAGCCTGATCGTCTATATAATAATAGGCTATGAAAAAAAGTTATGTGATAGTGTTGACTTTATGTCCAATGGGCATTATTTAAAGCTTATCACTAGCAAATAGAAGGGATAAACAAATGACAAAGCCAACTCTTATCATCAAGCAGCAAAGCCGCATCACGACTGTAAAGTTGAAAGGTGTTCCCTTTGCTTATGTAGTCGCAACTAACGAAGACCTTGCAAAGCATGGCATCGTTAAAGTTATCAAAGCCAAGATCAAACGCTGCAAAGAATTAGGCTATAACAATGTAGTCGGTAAATATGAAATGCTTTTGACAGCGTTAGGGGCATAATTATGACAAAGACAACTATCACTGATCTGGCCTTTGTATTAACCGGCTTTCTTTTCATCATGGCCTTACCAGCAAGCTTTGCCTTGCTTGCTAATGGCTATGATCTTTTAAGCCTTGCTGTCTTTATGACTGGCGGCTTGGCTTTTCTTTCAAGCATGGCGGCAATGCTGATCGCCAGCGACAAATAATCATCACACTAGCAAAGGAATTAGGACAATGAACAAATCAACCGAACAAGTAATTTTTGAAATGCTAACGGCTAACACTGGCACGCATATGTTGGATAGCGGCGGCGATAATGGACGCAACTGGCAACGCAACCAAGGCTTGACCATTGATGATTTCAGAAATGAGCCACCCGCAACGCTTAATTTTTACACGCGGGAAAACGACAAAGGCGAAATCATCAGCGCAGAACCCGAGTTGAGCGTTTCAGTATTTCACAAGCTGACAAGCGGCATTGTAGAACAAGATGAACTATGCCGCGAATTTAACGCAATGCCTTGTGATGATTGGGAAGGCGACTATTACGGCACAAGCCGCGATCAATTTGAATGGTTGGCAGATAATGGTTTTTTACCGCGCGATACAAGCCGTTCTGATTTTGCCTTGTGGACTATCGGAAAGCACGATCTCAATATTGGTTGGAATACTTACAACTGGGATAATCAGTTTTCGCAAGTTTTGCAGGGTACTGATTTAGAAAACGACAACGGCGAACAATATGTTTTGATCCAAATTCACGGCGGTGCCGATGTTCGCGGCGGTTATACCGATGCAAAGTTGTTTAAAATGGCAGACCATTGCGAACATTACGCAGTCGTTTTGGATGATTGCGGGTTCAGTATAGAAAACCCTGACATTGACGGCAAAACGCCTGATATATTTACAGGCCAGCCGCATCAGGATTTTATCACCCTTGACCATCGCGGCGGCGGTGAATGGACTGATTTTGACGGCAATTTAGCCGATGATGACCTGTTTGTTCAGTTTGCCAAGCTTGCCGCTGGCAAGCCTGTAGCTGGCGATCAATTCAATGATTTCTAAACAGGCCGAAACGCGGCGCAAGCCGCGTCTAGCGATTGTTTCGCTACTGATGAGGCCATCAGTTAACACTAGCAAAGGAAAAAAGGGTTATGTGTAAAACCAAAATATTCAAAGACAAGGAAAGCGGCCTAAACTGGTCAATTCGCATTGTTTATCATGGCGACAAATATGGCCTTGATAATTGCCTGACAAATGAGCCTGACAATCGCGGCGAGGGGAAAGGCGAAACAATGGTGGAATTTTATGATCGCAGATATCCGCATTGCAGCACGCCACACGGCAAGGTTTTAGGTCAATTTGTCAGTCGTTACTGTTTAGAAACATTGAACGAAACCGATTGGTCAAAATGCGGCGGCTTAAATTTGGATGGCGGCGTAGATGATTGGGGCGTTGGCAGTGACCTGATGATCAAGGCTATGGCATGGGTGAATAGCAATGCTTAAAGGCTTTTTCATTGGCTTGGCCTTTATCGCGTTTAATCTGATGATTGCTTTTTTGATCATCAACATTGCGACAGGTTGCGGCTTAGTCAATGATTGGATCGCGCCAGAATGTGTCACACCGGCTCAATTGATAGGGCTAGGCTAATAACTACCATTGACAGCGCAAAGGCTGTCAGTGGCTCTTAAATCGCCAGCAATGGCATATGGCATCGGCAAGGCAAATCAAAGCCTTTACCATACAGACTAGCAGAGAAATGACGTTTTAAAACCAACTAGCAAAAGAGAAAGGGCAAAATCATGGCTCACAGAAACATGGTAGATAGGGCAAATGCTCAAATAGAAATCATCAAAGTTGTAGATCGCAACGATCCATACAAGGATGAAACCTTGGCATTGGCTACGTTCTACTGGAACCCTAATATGTGTTGGACAAAGTTCACCAAAAAGATAATCGATATTGCTGATCGTATGTATTCAGAATTTGATATCGATGGCGAGACTGTCGTCCACTACATCCAATTCAAAACAGAATAGCAAAAGAGAGAGGGTAAAAAAGGCGGTGCAATATTGACTACCGCACCGCCTAGCCCACTAGCAAAGAGGACACCGTAAAGGTAAAGAAAGGTATAGCTATGGAAACGACAAAGATCAAGCTGGAAAGATTGCAGCTAGGGATAAGCCAATCAAAAATGGCAGAACGACTAGGCGTAGGGCTTAGAACATATCAGCGTTATGAAATGGGGGAAAGGCAAATACCAAAGCCTGTAATCATGTTACACGAAGCCTTAAAGAGAAACGCCATTTTAGAGCGTAACGAAGAACTAGCAAAAGAGAGAGGGAAGAATTAATGAAATTATATCATCACAGATTAAAACTTGTTGAGGCTCAAGAGTTTGTTGACGAATACCATCGACACTCACCGCCATTAAAAAGACATATGTTCAGCATAGGTGCTAGTCCTGTTAATCATTTTTACACAGCTAAACAAATGTATGGAGTGGTGACTGTAGACAGGTGTTCTTCTGCATGGTCAAAACGCAGGGATCACGCAGAAGTGAGGCGTTTGTGTATTGCTGAAGAAGATTGTGTAACAGAGAAAAATTTGCCTCTTGCCAGTTTTTTATTAGGTAAAGCTAGACAAGCTTGTTTTGCTATGGGGTATAGAGTTTTAATAACTTATACTCAACCATACGAATCTGGCGCATCTCTTAAAGCCGCTGGCTTTCACATACAAAAAGCTAGGGCTGCAAAGTATGATAGCGGCAGCGTTGATGGTTTAGTGCAGTGGGTTTGCGTTAATGGATTACAACCAACTGAAGAGGAAATGCGCTTTACAAAACAAACCTTGAACGAGCTACAAGATTTAGTTCACGGAGAAATTATTTTAGATTAGAAAACCTATGCAATGCCGCGTGGCATTACTAGCACTGCAATGCACTACATCATTGCAGTGCTTTTTTTTATAGAAATTTATCAAAGAATAGTATCAATGCACTGCATTGTTGCCGCGTGTCATTGCAGTAAAGCAGCAAAGCTGATTATATCGAGGCCAAATTAGCTGTCAACCCCATAACTTTCACGCGCAATGTGAAGCCAAGTTTCAAGAGAGATTTCGCAAGTAAGATCAGGATCATAAGAGAAATTACGACAAACAGCCATGAGTTGTAGCACGCAGCGGATCGGCCTGTTGTTAAATTTATAGATCAAAACAGGGAAGCGGTCAGTGTTTGCAGCGGCTTCGATAGCCTGTTGCCACCAAGCTTCTTTGTATACGCCACCAGTGTTAGCGTAAGCCTTACATTCTATCGACCATCCAGGGATAACAATATCTGCTTCGCCTTTGATCTGATATTGAGAGAGATTGCGCTTCGGCGTTTCAACAAGCTTATCGCCAAGGCTGTCTTTGATGGCGTTGATTATGCTTCTTTCAAAAGCTGCACCTTTTTGCCGACTATCCGTCATAGTGACTAATCTCTGTTTCTAAATGAAATGGTTTTTTATCTACCTTACCGTAGGTTTCATTGTCATCAGGCACAACATCATCAGCAAAAGCATTATCAGGCAGACTATCAGAGATATCTTGCCATGCTTTTTTATCACGCTCTTTTTGTTTGTTGTATTCAAAGCTAACCAACGGTTGATATTCCACCATTGAACGCTTAACCATTAAACCTTTAGGCTTTCCCATTTTTATCACCATAAACAAGGTTGCAAGTTCTACATTGTAACGCACCATCAAGAAATGTGTTACATCTAACACAAGTATCGTTGGCTAACCGTTTAGCAAAAGAGCCATCGCCTTGCTGAATTATGTGAGACACTTTACCAGAGCCATCACAATATTCGCAGTCTTCCGGTACGACCTCAGTAGGATCGAAGTAATCCCTGACATAAGAGAAACCTTTGCCCTTGCATTTACTGCATGGCTTGGTTAAAGAAATCATCCAGTACACTCCCCGCCATCTGCTTGACAAAAATAACCTTCTTCATCAAATACCCAATCAGCTTGCACATTGATAAAATCACGCAATTCCGCAAGCGGTCTATTCCGTTGAAAAAAGCCCCAATCGCCCCTATGCTGGTGGTTCTGCTCTTGCCGCACCCACCAATCGTATTTTTCTGGATGTTCCCTAGCAAGCATCACAAGCTGAGATTCTGACTTTAAAAAACATCCGTCACAATTCCCATACATTGTTCTACCGTTGCTGACTGGTAGAAGTAAATTAAATGGTTGCGTTTTCCAAAACTCACTTATCTGATTGTTACCTACATTTGCCAAGACTAATGGCCTCCAAGGAACCCAACAATCTTTTTTAGGTGCGCGAGACAACCTGTTTGGTTCATCAGCCCTTATACCAACAGCATTGCTCCACTCTTTCCAGCCCAACTTTTTTAAATATCGTTTGGCTGTATTTATCTTTAACTCAACAGTGCAGAACCTCATAAGCGTGTTAGGTAAAACTTTTTTTGCTTCAATAATTTTTTCAAACGGTTCACCCGCCCTACTTGCAGAATTATGGCTAACGACAGAAGCCGCCGGTTTACCGTCAATACGGTCATACTCAAGCCATACTATAGGCACGTTCCACCGTTCAGAAACTTCTTGCACAAAGTCCAAAGTCTGCGGCATTTCCCTGCCGGTGTTTTGGAATGAAACAACTGCGTTATCAGGCAACCCATTGTTGGCCTCAAGTATTTTATACAACATATAAGCTGACGTTCTTCCGCCAGAAAAACTAATCTGCACATTCCCCTCTGGAAGAATATATGGATTACTGCATGGCTTGGTCAAAGAAGTCATTTGGCTTTACCTCACCGTTAGTTGCTAAAAATATCCGGCGCATTGTTTCTGCGGTAGGGAACCGCTTGCCAGAAAGCAGAAGACAAATGGCAGAGCGAGACAACCCGCACCGCCTTGCCATCTTTGCTTGGCTGATACCCTTTGATGATATGTAATCGTTTAACGTCATAATTTATTTATGCCTGAGTGTTGACAGGCTGTCAATTACTTGCTACTGATTGTTTACACATTGAACAAAACGATACGTTTTAATACAGAAAGAGACATTATGAAAGAAGCACCTGTATCACTAAAGGACATGGGATATTACCATGACAGTGCGTCTGGGGCTACTGCAACCAAGGATGAAATGTTCTTGAAGTTGTGGTTGCGTAAAGAGCATAAAATGAATTTCCCTATGGCAGCTAGACCTTGGGCTGGCATATCTGTGCAGCATGGCGCGAACCTTGCGCTTGGTTTGCAAGACTATAATGAGATCATCGGGCAGCAAGAAGGTATGCCCATTGCTGAAGCCACCAGACATATGATGGCTAAGTATGATGAATATAAACCGCGTGATTGGGATGATGGCAAGGACGCAGAAGAATATGATGCGTTTCGTGAAGTGTTGCCAGAAATGATGGCTCATTCTATCGCTGGGGTGAATGAGTTTTTCCAAGGCGCAAACCAAATTGCCGGAGAGCATCAGCGTTGGCTTGATGAGCCAAAGAGTGATGTGCCTATTATGTTGTACCAAGATTTTAGTGGGGCTGGTACACAGATCGATCTTAAATGCTCACTACCAATGCGTAATCCTGTCAAGAAAGATGGCACAAGAACTTGGCGCACACCAAAGCCAAAGACCGAACCCACTTGGCAGCAAGTCGTACAACAATCAATCTATTGGAAGGCTACTGGCGAAACACCAGCATTGCTGTTCGTTACAGGATCAGGCTACCATATCTGCACACCAGAAAATTGTGAAGCGTTGTCAGAGGCTAATCTGAACCGCGCTTACAATGAGGCCGTTCAAAGCTGGGTAATCACTCAGAACTTGTTGAAGGCCGCTAACGGCTCATGGAATACGTTGTTTGGTCTTGTCCAGCCGGACATAAACGAAATAGCGCGTAGGCATGGGCCATCAATCGTAACACTAGCTAAACAGGCATGGAGTATCTAATGTATTATCTATTGAGACTATGGAATAAAGCTGTCGGCAGAGAAAAGCAGTTCTCTGAAGCCAAGCATGGCGATATCATCAAAACAGTGAGATCGCTTGATGTTAACGATTATATCGTTGCCTACAGCAAGGATGACCGCAATTCTGTTCATTCAGCAGCGCACGCTGCCTTTGGCAAAGGTCATATCAAGACCAAGTTCAATAAGGAAGTGGGAGGCTGGATATGCACAAGGGTGAAATAGTCGATCTGTTTGATACGCCAGCCTACAAACTAGCAAGGCGTAATGATCCACAAACCAGCAAGGATGCGGCTAAAAGCATAGACGCAAACTACATGGAGCAAGTGGTTCTGGATGCGATTGAAATGTTTGGTGCAGCAGGGTGCATCTCTGACGAGGTACAGGATGCCCTGCCGCATCATCGATATAGCACGATCACCGCAAGATACAAGCAGTTAAAAGAAAAAGGCTTGATAAAAGTTGATGATCGCAAACGTAGGGGCAAGTCAGGCAGAGGCCAGCTTGTTATGTGGGCTACACCATTCTACAAGGGAGAAGAAGTATGAAAATAGACTATATAAAAGAACTGTTTTATCAGGGTGAAATTAAATTCACAGGCACAGGCCATGTTGATATGGATGCTTTTGATGAAAATATGCACACAGAAATGCAAACTGTTGCTACGTTTTACAATGAAGAAGCAGAAAAGCTTTGCCGACCTGTCTTAGAAGCTTACGGTGCAGAACTCGAAAAGCGAAATAACGATGAGCCGGAAGCAGATAGAGTTAGCATCGAAAGAATTGTTGCCACAGATAACGATCTAAAAGGTAAAAAATTAGACATATCTTTTTTCTGGGGTGTTGGAGATTGGGAATATAATGGCAGTATTCTTGATTTAGGCATGGGCTTTGACCCAACCGATTACGGCTGGGCTGAAGATGCAACCGATATTAATGACAAGCCTTTTGATTGGAATACACAAAATGTTTATTCGCAAATTCCAAAGGAAGAAGATTTTATTCTAGTCTGCCAGAAAGAAATTGCTCAAGAACTAAGGTTTGGTTTTCACAAAGATACTGATGGCTCGACACCAGAAGAAAATGCTGATGATGCTATCGAAAAAATGCATCGCATGATTATGCTTCATCGTAATTTATATAATCGTGATTGGGATGCCGCATCACAAAAGTGGTTTTGGGAGTAAGGCCATGACAAATGAAGAACACATTGAAGATTTGCACACGCAAATGGCGCAGCTTCAGCAAGATCAGAATGATGCGTGGCAGCACGTTGACCACCTTAACAAGCACGTTCAGCAGTTAAACGATAAGGTTGCATCAATGGAAACTGCGTTGTCTGTATTTACTCATTTGATTGCCGACAAGCTTGGCATAGAAAGGACATCTCACTAATGGCTGAGAACCAATTTAGCAATGTCATGGATTTTGTTAATGAATTGAACAAATCGCATGGCGTAACGCAACGCGGTGGCAAGAAATACACTCAAGTTGTGCATCGAATGGAAGCGTTCAGACGTTTTCTTGGCCTGGATTATGGTGTGGACACACAGATAATGGTTGATGATGGACACAGAGTTGTCATCAAAGCTGTCATTACAGACAGCAATCACAACCAGATCGGTTCTGGCATGGCTGAAGAAATCAGAGGCCAAGGTCATGTCAATACCACATCTGCTTTAGAGAACGCAGAAACATCAGCCATAGGACGCGCACTGAGCAGCATTGGCCTTGCTGGTGGCGAGTATGCCTCATCTAATGAGATGGATGCCGTCACGCGCAAATCTGAGGCGATTAAGAGCAGCCCTGCACCAGCACCAGTGGATCAATCTGCTGAACCTAGCGAATGGGAAGCGTTGTTGCGTGAAATCGATGTGAAGTTGAAGAACACCAAGACCCATAAAGAGTTATTGCATTTCATGGGTGGTGGTCACTTCAAAGACAGAATGGCAGCTATGCAAGCGGCTGATCCAGATAAGTACCAAATCGCTAGAGATATGCTTGTCCGTATGAACACTAAATTAAAAAAAAAGACAGGGGTAAATGATGAGAAAGTATGAAAAAGTTTGTTCGATCCGTTTGTTTAAAAATGATGATGGCAAAGCTGCCTATTCCAACAACAAGTGGAAGCCTTATCGTGATGGCGCAAATGCCGACATTACGCTGCGCGGTGACAATACCTATAGCGTAAAAGGGTTCATCAATGATGATGGATCAATCGGTGTAAGTATTAGCCAAGTGGTTGAGTATGAAGGCACTGACAATCCGGCTGATAATATTTCTCAAGGCGGTTTCAAGAGTGCAGCCCAAGCTGTGCAAGCCAAGTATCACCCAACAAAGGAGCAGCTAGATGACACAGACGTTCCGTTCTAAGCCATCTGACGACAAGATATTTTATTCTGTTTCAGAGGCAGCAGAAATATTGTTTGGTAGTGCAAGCAAAGCTAGGCTTGTTCGCAGTTCAATTGCAAAAGGCCAGATCAAAGCCCAGAAGTTCAATGACCGTTACTATGTTCGCATAGATGAATTGATCAAAAGGGGTGGGGATCACGCTCAAATGAGTAAGGCAATCAATGGCAAAGAAGAAACAAACTAGCCATTACAGCAGAGAAATAAGCGTGGTGCATTGTGACGATTGTGGCAATGCCCACGACTTGCTTGTAGGCCAATGGATAATCAACGGCGAGGGAAGGTTATTGTGTCATGGCGCAGGAAAAAATTGTGCAACTCAGCGTTACCAACGACAGGCAACGCCAAGAGGCTAGAGAAATAGCCTATGATTATTACATCCACCTGATAAACAATGGCTGGGGATTATTCCGTATCCTTGAAGAACACGGTTACGAAAGCCATCAACCTAAATACATTAGATCATTTGAAGCAGAGAAAAGTGGCTGGCTTACAGAGCCATATGTCATAGATTGCTTGTCTGAATATATCCTTAACGGATACGACTTCCTGCTTTAGCAATCCCACTTACGCAAAGCTTTATTAATACGGCTGTTAGGATCACGCGCTGTCTTTTTGCTAGTCAGCTTCTTCTTCATGCCCTTCATTCTAGCGCAGAAACTCTTGCGTCTAGCCGCAGCTTTCGGTGATTTCTTTGCTTGCTTCCTAGATACAGGCGGCTTTAAGTTCATCCCCTGACGTTTGGCAGATGCCCTTCCCTTGGCGTTTAACCCGCCTTTAGGGTTTTTCCCTGCCTTGCGCTGCCATGCCGGTGACTTAGCCATCTTCTTTTAACCCATGAACATAACCGTTGTGCTTGTTGTATGTAAGCGTTTCACCGCGTCCATTCTCAACATAGCTACAGTGAACCCATCCGCTATTCCCGCCAGTATAACACTCAAGGATTAGCTGATCGAATGGTAAATTCGCTTCAATCCATCTGGCTAGTTCGTAGTTATCTACACCAGCCACCTCAAAATCTGCCGCCTGTCCTTTAGCGTGTTGGCTATTGATTGTGCTGCCAATAGCTAGGCATAGTTCTGGCGATCTAAACCCAGACGATACAATGAATGATCCAAACTCATCGCGGATTGGCTGCAAAATATTCTCACAAAGCATAGCCATAGCGTGTACTTGAACATCATCAGGCGTGTTTGGTATGCCTTTGCGTTCAGCAGTCTGGCTCTTGATCATTTCAGCTAGGCTAAAGTTCTTTGATAGCTGCATTATTTTTTCCGCTTTTTCTTTGCCTTACGCGCTGTTGATAAAGCAATAGCAATGGCTTGTTTCTTAGGCTTGCCGCGCTTCATCTCTCCGCTAATGTTTTTAGAGATAGCTTTCTTGCTATAACCTTGAACTAACGGCATCATTTTTTCCGCTTCTTTGCAGTCTTTGCTGATTGCTTAAATGCTTTTGATGTAGGCGCACCTTTGCTTCCAGGCTTACGCATTTTTTCACCAGAGCCAGCAGCGATACGCTTACGCTTGGCGTGGATGTTTGAATAAAGACCTGTCTTTGGCATTACTTTTTCCTTACATACTTGCTAACCGCACGATTACCAAACCAGAATGACATAATCGCAGCAAACAAACCTTGCGTGTCACCACTCCATAATAGTTCTACAGCAGCTTTCCAATCGCCGCCACTCTCAAGAACCTTGATAACTATAACAGCTTCTACAGCGCAAAACAAAAGAAAGAAGGCATAAGTTATGACAGGACGTACAGAACCGCGCAGACCATTAACAAAACTTCCCGCATCAATACTTCTGTCATGCTCATAAATCCCTTTGGTTTCTGCAATATCAGCTTGCTTGTCTAACTCTTGAAGCTTTAGAGCAGAGCGTTTCTCCATCAACTCCGCTTCCATCTTCATAGTCTCAAGCTTCTGCTTGTGTTCCTGACCGGCCTTAAAGAAATTAAGGACTTCCGGCAAGAAGCTGGTTCCAAATCCTAGTAAACTTCCTAGTAAACTCATCATTTTGTCAGCATCCCTTCTGGTAAAACCCTACATTGCCAGCTTACAGGCTTATGGCTTTTCATGTATTTGTGTACGTCATTAGCCATTTCAAATGCTCTTGCCCTGCATCTGGTTTCTGTTTCGTACCAGCCCTGATCCTCTAATGTCACACACTGTTGCATATTTGCCACAAAGCAAGCGACCACTAAGGCTTGGTACATTACTTTTTACTCATCCAAGCAGTCGCCCCCATGTAAGCACCAACTACACCAGCTTGCGCTATGTAGAATAACCCAAGCAAATCAGCCAAAGCCTTCACTCTGTTGTCGGACACAATCGGCAGAAAAAGAAAAATGCTAAAAGCAATCATGCTAACCATAGCAATCCAAGCCATGCGCTTCTGAGCCTCGCTCTTTTCCTCACGCAATTCCATCTCAACCATTTCTTTTTCTTTGGCGAGTTCCTCATCAGTGACAATGCCATCACCATCAAGGTCATGCTTGTTAAACCGGCTACCATTCTGTAATTTTTTTTGTGCCATTATAACACCATCGTAAATAGACCTATAAAAAACGCTAAAGTCAGAACAACAATTATAGATATGAGCAAAAAGTTTTTCATCGCTTCTTCAAACTCTCTTGCCTCTTTTATTTTTTGTCGCCGCGCTTCTGCTTCGGCTTCTTTAGCCGCCTGTATGCGCTTGGCTCTCTCAGCTATAATCCCTGCCCAAGTGCCGTGACCAAAGCGGAAGTCAACCATACGCGCTACTTCTGCCAATTGCTCTGCGGCTAACCTGGCATCAATAACTTCTTTGGCTACAGTATCAACGCCAAACTGATCCCCTAAACCACCACCAGATTTTTTATTTCTAGCTTGCTGAACTTGCTTTTCACCAGTGAATAAATCATCGATCTGATTGGCTATTTGCCCTATGTCAGAGACAGTCTCAATGTTTTCTTTAATGAATTTTACGGATTGCTGGACTAACGCAATACCTGTTAGTACCTCTGCAATCATATCTTCAGCCCCGCAAGATCACACTCAATAGCAACAAGATCATAGTACCAGCAGTACCGATCATAATGTGTTCAATGCGTTTAATACGCAGGATAGTTTCTTTCCAGCGTTCAGCACACACAGCCTCATGTGTGTCGATCTGTGACTTAACATCTGTGACAGTTGGCTTATTCATTAAGCTGAGTATGCTTGACCAGCAGAAATAGCCGCATTAGCCGCAGTCATGTCTTCTGTAGTCCAGAAGTCTTTTGCAACCATAATCTCAAGATGCTCAACATTCCTGTTTACACAGTCCTGTTTATCTGCGGCATCATCGTCTGCCATAGCCTCGCCAGCAATGATAGCATTGATGAGGTCAACGCTGTGACCCATTGCTATGTAGTGCTGTGCGATTTGTTCTGCTGTTAGTTCGTCCATTGTAAACTCCTCAATTAGACATATTTATTCCGTTACTTCTGGCGGTGCAACTTGAACATAATTCTCAAATACAAGTGTGCCATTTACCAATTTCGGTCTTTGCGTTTGAAAATCAACTTCTCTATCGTCTGACACAATTTGACGTATTTCATCAGGCACAGGAGGAGTGTTAATTGAATAAGCAAAAGCTCCGTCATCTTCAAATATATAATACATAGTTTCTCCCTATCTTGAAGTTCCTACCCAAGTAATTG